CATCCAGAATACTTCCCAGAGCCTGACGAAGACTTAATCTAATGAACGATAAGAACTACATACCATCTCGTACTTCCCCTAAAGGGGGGAGGCGAGGTTGTCTTTGTTGGGAAACCTCAACCTACTCTATAGACTGTTGTGATGGTTCTGTAAGAGCGCAAGGTGTAGGTAGCGTGTATTTGACAGATGAAGAATGAAACTAACGGAGAATTTAAGCCTTGCAGAAGTGATATACTCTGCGACTGCTTTACGAAAGGGGATTGTAAACAAGCCAACGGTTACACACCTAATCAATTTGAAGGAAGTAGCCAAGAATATCTTTCAACCCTGCCGAGAACACTTTGGAAAGCCCTTAAGAGTTACTTCTGGTTATCGGTCAAAGGAGTTGAATAAAGCCATAGGCGGTTCTAACAACTCACAACACTCAAAGGGTGAGGCGTTGGATATGCAGTCTACAGAGGGGTACACGAATCGTGACCTCTTTATGTATATCAAAGACCACTTGAGCTTTGACCAACTCATAGGTGAGTTTCCAGATAATGTAGGTGAATTTGCTTGGGTACATTGTTCGTATAAAACGGAGGGTAATAGAGGTGAGGTACTGATAGCATATAAAGACGATAACAACAAAACCAAGTACGCAAAATGGTAAAGCGTTGTTTAGGTAATTTAAAGGAGATATTCCTCTATGCTGATAGTCAGCCTACGGAGATAATGTTAGGTGCGTTAAACTTCATCCTATTGCTTCCTGCGACTATTATAGAGTTGGGTTGGATACCTGCGTATCAAATCTATGGTTTGTTGGTAGGAGGTTATCAGCTCTTTGCAGTTGCTAACAAGAACATCAAGTACAGAAAGACTGCCTCATTACTCTCATTTACAGTCTTTACGACAACCGTAACATTTTACGCTCTTGAAGGTTATCTTAATAACTCCGCTTCTCATTGGGGTTGGGTGGTCTTATGGCTATCCTCGTTGAGTAGTGTTAAAAGAGTACATAGCGAATACTGGCATAGACAATGGAACAACAAGGCGTAATTATAGCGGTGGTAGCCGCACTAACCTCTGGAGCAGCTTGGAAGTTTTGGGAGGCAAGACTCAAAGCAAAGCAGCAAGAGAAGGAGATAAATAGAGAAGAGGACTTCGCCTATCGTGATGACTTGAAATCTCGTGTACAAAGGTTAGAGGATTTGCTTACTGAAAGCAATGAAAAAGTATTAGCTTTGACGGCTGAAGTACACGCTCTACGAACGGAGGTACACTTCTTGACTAAAGAAAACGAAAGACTAAAGAACATACGATGAACGACACAGACTTTGGATTCTCAAACGACTTTGAGGACTTTGTAAACGATTTAACTAACGATACTGCTAACGACAAGGCTTGTTCTATTGACAACCCAGATTGTGAGGCTTGTGGCAGTTAAGTGGTGTATTACCGAACCAAAGGAATGTACTTGTAAAAAGAATTGTAATGAACCCACTAATAACAAAACTACTCGGAAAAAGCGCACAGGAGACGATAGAAGCCGTTTCTAATGTCGTAGACAAGTATGTATCCACTCCAGAGGAGAAAGCCACTCTAAAGGCTTCTATTGAGTCCGAGATAAGTTCTCGTTGGAGAGCGGATATGAAAAGCGATAGTTGGTTAAGCAAGAATGTAAGACCACTAACCTTGATTGTAGTGATTAGCTTTCTGGTAGTTACTACTTTCTTTGATGGGTTGGGCTACCTACAGGTAGACCCTGCTTGGATAAGTTTGTGGAATATGTTAAGTGTAACCGTTGTAGGTGGATACTTCGCAGTACGCTCTCTTGATAAGAGAGGTAATGTTAAGTAATTAACTTTTATTCACAATAGTTGAATATCTCTTTTTTTTCTTTGAACTTTGTATATATAAAGATATAGAGACGGAGACTTGTAAGTCTCTATTCTAATAGAGAGATATAAATATATAGATAGAGGCTTATAGCCTCTTTTTTTATAACTATATATAGATTTATATAAGGGGGGAGTTGTGTCTTGTAGACACTTCCCCTCTTTTTTTTTGTTATTTATGTTGTATGTTAATTATTTTGTTTACATTAGCACTATTGTTAACCAAAACACTTATTACAATGAAAAACACAGTTTACCAAGTATTAGTAGGAGGACTCATTGATTTTGAATCTCTTGAATACCAAGAAGCTAAAAACTGGATGAAGTATTTGAGAACAATGGGCTACGAATACAAGTTAACCTCAAGAGGTAGAGACGAATCAGAATACTAATAACCCCCCTCTACGGAGGGGTTTACTTTTTTTTATTACATTCGTATCAAATCAAAACAACTATTATGAAGACTTATTACATTATTGACTCGTTAGGCGTAAGACACGCAACTATCAAAGCAAACTCGGATATTGAGGCTATCAACATCTACAAAGAAGGTATGCCTCAATTTATTGAGTACATCATTATGGCGGTTCGCCAAGAGGAAATAAAATATCTTATTGAAAATCTTAAAAAACTATAACTATGTCAGTTAAAGACCAATACATTGATTTATGTGAAGCTCGTGTTGAGGCTTTGTACAATGAGGTGAGACTCCTGAAGGAGTTCATCATTAGAGACTATGCCACTAAAGGCATATCGGGACAAATGGCAATGGATTTATTTAAAGCATTCAAAGAGAATGAAGACAGTAGTCAAAATTAAGCAAACTGAATACCCAGAAGAATATGAAATCAATGAACTCACAATACAAGACCACTTCTACTTACACTTCGGATTTCCCGATGACAGAAGACTCTACAAACGATTCAATGGAGATGCACTCTCCAAATACCACCAACCAGAGATTGACACCAAGTTACTATTTAGGTAAGTACAAGGGCATTGAGGCTTTTGATGTGTGTATGGACTTTGCAAGAGACTCTTACAACATTGGTGTAGCTATCGCCTACCTACTTCGTGCAGGTAAGAAAGAAGACAATCCTAAATCACAGGACATACTTAAGGCTATTCACCATTTAGAAAAAGAATTGGAATATGAACGAATTAACGCTCTCCCTCACGCTACCGAAGACAATAAGTCTTAACGCACTATACGCAGGTAAACATTGGACATTTAGAAAAAAGATAAAAGATGAATATAAAAAAATCGTTGAAACAGAATTGGCTCGTTACGACCACCATATTGCAAAGAGTATGTCTATCCATATTAGGTACAATACTCGTGCCGATGTGGACAACCTTGTACTTGTTTCAAAATTTACTGCTGATACTCTCGTTGCTAACGAATGGATTGCAGACGATAATCCTAAACACTACCACAGGCTCACTATCACTTTTGACCCAAGCGTTGAAAAGAATTATTGTGAAGTTGAGGTTAGATTAAAGGGTGCAACCTTGCGAGTATAAACATTTTTATTAACTTTGAACTATTAACTAAATTAAATAACGATGACAAAAACATCTATTGTAAAGGACATCAAGTCCGCAGGAGAGCCGTACAACGGTCAGTATGGAACACTTTATGGGTTCTATGTAACATTTGAAAATGGAGATAATGGTAAGTACAACTCCAAGTCTGCCGACCAGAACAAGTTCTTGGTAGGACAAGAGGCTACTTACGATTACATCCCAAGAGAGTACAACGGCAAGACCTACTACACGGTAAAGCCTGTTAACCCACAATACGCTAATGTAGCCCCTTCTGGTAGCACATCTGCTCCAAGTGGTACACATACCTCTAAAGACGAATCAATCATTCGCCAAACGGCTCTCAAGGCAGCAGCCGAGATTGGTGGAACTCCGCAAGTAGTTATTGCGAATGCTCAACTCTTTGCTGATTGGGTAATGAAGAAAGGCGCAGCCCAAGCCACTTCAACTCATCAGCAACACTTTCAAGGAAGAGAGGAAGCTCCTGTAGGACAGGACGGCTTACCATTCTAAAGAAGAATCATTAGGGGAGGGCATTTGCTCTCTCTTTTTAACACCTAAAACACACTATGTCTAAAATATCTTATGCCGATGTCTTTGGTAAACTTGACGATGTCCGAATGGGTAAAGTCAAGGAAGGGCTAAAGTTCGGTCAATGGAATCTTGATGAACACTTGAGATTCAAACGAGGCAACTTCAATGTTGTATTAGGTCACGCAAATGTTGGTAAGACATCCGTGATGTTATATTTAATGCTACTTCAAACGATTGTCAATGATGTTAAGTGGCTTGTATTCAGTTCCGAGAACACACCTGTATCTATTGCAAAGAAGCTCTCCGAGTTCTTCTTGGGTAAACCCATTAATAAGATAGATGAAGATGAGTTCCAGATGGCTCTTGATTTAGTACAACGCTACTTCATTATCATTGATAGTGATAAGAAGATGTACACCTACAAAGATTTAATTGAGGAGGCTACAGACATCTACCACGAAGAGGGCTTTGATGGTTTCTTAATTGACCCTTACAATTCTTTGGTAAAGGACAAAGAGATGTTTAAAACACTTGGTGGTCACGAATATGATTACGAAGTTAGTACCCACTTTAGAAATTGGGCAAAACAACACGATGTAAGTATCTGGTTAAATGCTCACGCAGTAACGAATGCTTTAAGAATGAAGCACTCCGCAGGACACGAATATGCAGGTCACCCTATGCCACCAAGCGCAGCAGATATTGAAGGCGGTGGTAAGTTTGTAAACAGAGCAGATGACTTTGTAGTGATTCATCGTTATATTCAACACCCTACGGAATGGATGTATAACCAAGTACATATCCGCAAGGTGAAAGAGGTGGAGACAGGTGGTAGACCAACTCCATTAGATGAGCCTGTAAGATTTAGGAGCATACCTAACAATGTAGGGTTTGAGATTCACGGAGAGAACTTGATAGGAAAGAAAGAAAAAGAACAAAGCAAAATGCCTTTTTAGATGGAAGAATTAAAAGACGAAGATTACCGATGGGTAAGAGGGGGAAGTAAGAGCATTGCTCTATTATGGTTGAGACAAAAGAATCAAGACCTAATGCAGATAGCCAATGCCCTTAAACCTCAAGACCCAGAGAACGAGTATGAGATGGATATATTCATTGACCTCGTTAGTATCTACTCTGCTATAGATTCCGCCATAGGTATGGTAGAGGATGTGCAGCAGATGGTATGGGCAGCAGAAGCAAAGAACGCTGACCTCAAGCTAACCATTCGCAACCTTACAAGAAAGATTAACGCTTACGAAGAGCGATTTGATAACCTTAACGAACACCTCAAATGAGAGCAACCGTACTACAGTTACAAGAAGAATACGACAACTACACAACGCACCATAAGATTACAAAGACCAGAGAGCAAAGGAATGTGATGGCAAGGTTTGCTTTTATGGTAGCTGCAAGAGACTTGTACACCACCCTTGAGATTGCAAGGGTCTGTAAGAAGAACCACGCAACGATAATACACGCAACTAAAGGACACGAGATGAACCTAAAGTTTGACAGGAACTATATGCAGTTCTTTAACCAATGTTGTGCTATTATGGACAAGCTGCGAGGCTCTCAAGAGGAAGGAATAGATTGGGGACTAACCAAGCAGAACGCTTTACTAACGGAGCGTTTACAAAAAACTCGTGAGGAGTTGTCAATAACTCGTGAAAAGTTGTATATTATGGAGCAAGATATGATACAACTTAAAAAGGAATATGAACTTTGCGATTGACATAGCACCCCTTGCAGGATTACTTGTAGGAGTTAACTATTGGAACTCCGAGATGAATGACGATTATGAGAACCCCAAGTACCACTCTTTGCAGTTGTGCTTCGGGGTTCTTGCGTTAGTAATCACTTGGGCAACCGAGAGAGAGGAATGACAGTATTAGACCTACTTGCCGCTAACCATAAGGAGTGGATAAAGATGGCGTACAAGTTCGGTGCAGGAGACTATGCCGAAGACATTGTGCAAGAGATGTACCTACGCCTTCATAAGTACATAGAGAACCCAGAACGGATTATGTACAAAGACCAACCCAACAAGTTGTTTGTATGGGTTACCCTTCGCAATATGGTTAGGAACTACCAGAACAAGAAAGAGATACTTGTATTCTCTGGAGATATGGTAGAGTATGATACAGAGTTAGATGCCTTTGACTATGAAACGGCAGAGGGCTTTGAAAGGCTAATAGACAAGATATGGGATAAGGTCAATGAACTACATTGGTATGACAAGAAGATGTTTGAAATCTACCACACTACTGATATGAGTATGAGGGACATTGAGAAAGAAACGAAAATATCTCTCTTTAGTATTTTTGACACATTAAATAAAACAAAGAATTATGTCCGAGAAGAAATCAAAGAAGACTACCAAGACTACGAGAACGGTGAAAGCGACCTCATCTAAAGGGTTAGGTGATGACATTGAAAAAATCACAAAGGCTACAGGAATCAAGAAAGTAGTAGACACCTTTGCTGAACTCACAGGTATTGATTGTGGGTGTGATGCTCGTAAGGAGAAGCTCAATAAATTGTTCCCAAGAAGAACACAACCTCTATGTTTAGAGGAAGGGGAGTACACGACCCTCAAGCAGTTCTTTAATGACTTTGATGGTAGAGAGGTCAAAGAGATGTACCAAGAGCCATTAAGCAGGGTACACTCCAGAGTATTCCAACACAAGTATTACATTCCTTGTTCTTGCAATCCGAGAGAATGGTCACAACACATTGCAGACTTGAGAAAGATATATGGAGAATACGAAAGTAAGTAAGCTACTTCTTGTATGGCTTTGGACTCAAGGTCATAAGGTGAAGGAGTACAAAGAGGCTGAAGGCATTACAACTGTACACGACAAAGACGAGTACAAGTTTGATGTTAGTGGCAACTACGGAGGCTTTCGTGTAGAGTACACACATAATAGATTCTCATTCTATGATGGTGACAAGAAACTAAAAGACACAGACTTGAATGAGTTTCGTTAAAGGAGATATTGGTGAAGACCTTTGGTGTGATTACATCAAGAAACGAGGACACACCGATATTATCCGTGCGCCTAAAAAGAAGTTCTATGATTGGGATGTCAAGAGCATCTACAAGAAAGAAGAACTGACCTTTGAGGTGAAGTACGATAGCAAGGCTTATTGGTGGGCTAATAGACGAGGAACACCAGAAGAGCCAAATCTGTACATAGAGTTCAAGAACACTAACAAAGATGAGGATAGTGGTATTAAAGCAAGTAAGGCTATGTACTACATCTACATCTTAAAAAGAGATGAATCCAATACTGCCTTTGTATTTGAGAGGAAGGGTATGTTAAGGCACTTGGAGCAGGTTACTTACAAGACAGTAGGTAACTCTGCTACGGGTGATGACAACGCATTAGGATGGATACCTCCACTACATCAGTTAGTTACCCAACCATTTTTTATAAATAAAATTGTGTTGTAATGTAGGTTGTTAAGAATTTTGTGTATATTAGCAGAAACAAAAACACCTTATTATGAAAAATTCAACTGTATTACAACCCGTGTCTTTCACCGAGATTGAGAACTTGACCGATTTTAGCCTCGTAACCTTTGACG